GTGAGGTTAAGAACCTTGTCGAGAAACATTCTGAAATAGTTGAGAGGTTAGACAAAATCGAAGTTGAAAACAAGAAAGACAACTTTAGTGATGTTTACAAAACTAAGTCAGATGTATTCGGTGATGCTATTGAAAAGAGCGAATCATTCCAAGCAATGAGATCAGGAAATTCAAACAACGCATCATTTGACCTTAAAGCAGACGTTTTAATATCGTCTGACTTTGCAGGTGCTAGTTCAGCTAGAGATGCAACTGGTGTTGAGAGAGTAGCAGGAATTAAACGTGATCCGTCAAATGTGACGAATATGATGAACATAATTCCAGTAGCTTCTACAACATCTAATGTTATTAGATATGTAAAAGAATCAGCTTATACTGACAATGCAAGTAATGTTGCAGAGGGTTCAGCACCAACTGATTCTGAATTTCAATTAACTGCTACTGATGCTGTAGTACAGAAGACAAGTGCTGTTATGACTATCTCACAAGAGATGCTTGATGACACACCTGCTTTGCAGAGTTACTTATCACAAAGGATTCCTGCAAAGATTATGACTGTAGTTGATGATCAGTTACTTAATGGATCAGGAAGTTCACCAAATCAATTAGGTTTGATGAATGGAGGTACAACTTTCTCAGCAGGTGGGTTTGCTAACGCAATCGAATCTGCACAAGAATTAGATGTATTGATTGTTGCGTTAAATCAATTAGCTTTAGCTAACTATGCAGGTAACGGAATCATTTTAAATCCAACTGACTTCCATAAAATCTACCTATTAAAAGATACAACTAATGAGTATCTAAGAGGTAATTCTGTGGTAACAAGTGAAGGATTCACTAGGATAAATGGTGTGCCAGTTTATTTAAATAATAAGATGGCTTCAGGATCATTTGTTGTTGGTGACTTCTCACAAGGATCACAAGTTTTCCAAAGAGAAAACTTAACTGTGGACTTTGGATATGAAAACAACGATAACTTTGACAAGTATCTTGTCAGCGTTAGAGGTATTATAAGAATGGCTCACGCTATCTATTTACCAAACGCTTTCGTAAAAGGTTCGTTTAGCACAGCTAAAACAGCTTTAGAAACTTCATAATAAGTTATATTATTGGGTTATTAAAAGGGCAACATTTTTGTTGCTCTTTTTTTTTATCTTTGTTTAAATCAAAATTTAGAATTATGAAAATTAAATGTAAAACA